TGTCATTCGGAAATCACCTATCTCTGGAGTCCTGCAAGAACCAATTACTGGACCAGCTGTTTTGACTACTGGTGATCCTCGAACTCTTGATCCTTCAAAATCTCCTCTTGCTTCAGGAATCAAGAAATATGCAGAGCGCCCTCGATTGGTTTCGGCACATAAGCTTTTGGCAACGCGTGATTATATCACGGAATGGATGAAGCAACATCATACAGAGAATGGACCAATGGCCACTTGGACTGAGGTCCTTGATGGCATGGATGTTGAAGGAGCTGATAAGATCAATCTGAATACCTCGGCTGGTTATCCCTGGAAACTGGAGAAACCACCAGGGAAGCCTGGGAAGACGTATTGGTTTCAATTAGAGGAGGTTTGTGCTGGCAAGACTCGGGTTGTTGCTACTTCTGCTGGCTTTGATATGGTCAAACATTGCGAACGCGCCATTGAAGCCATGAAAAATGGGTATAAGCAACTCTTTGTTTTCTCGGATATGCCCAAAGATGAGAGAAGGAAATTGGAGAAGATTGGGACAACTAACACCAGGATTTTCGAATCAGCTCCAATTGACTATGTGCTCATAATGCGGAAGTATTTTCTTAAGTTTGCCTCTCTCGTTCAACAACATCGTATACGGAATGGGTGTGCCGTCGGTATTAATCCTGAATCATCAGAATGGCATGCTTTGGCTATGCATCTTTTGTCTAACTCCAGTCATATCGTTGCTGCTGATTATCAGAATTTTGATGGTAGTTTGCATCCTCAGATCATGGAAATTGTGAATTTTGCCTATCGTGTCTGGTTCACCTACGAGATGGACAAGTTTAATCCTAATTGGGATCGGCGACACCTGACAGTCATTAATATACTCTTTGATGTGATCGTTCATACTTTGACTGTTGCATTGGATTGGCTTTACGCCGTTTTGATGGGGATGCCTTCCGGAATACCTTTGACAGCCATTCTCAATTGCATCTTTAATCTTTGTTATCAACATTTTGCATTTGTGGAAATTCAATCGAAGGACTACATCAGGCATGTTGGATCTTTTACCGAACATGTTCGACCTGTTGATTTCGGAGATGATAGCGTCG